ACTGAACGCAATGATCTTACTGGGTCACCAATAGCCATTGAATGGGCCGTGACGGAGTCAGATGATGTATTCGGAGCAATGTTAACAATATTTGCCAATTCACTTGAGCTCTCAACGTGTGCCAACTGGAGGTTTGGAGATGGAGTACCAACATGTTTTATACATGGGACTGCATACTCAAAATCTGAACCAGCAGCAACGAAGAGTGGAAAGTAAATGGTATCACTAACATTTTCCGGTGCAATAAGGGGATTTTCTACAAAGAAATAGAGATATCCAATCGAGTTGTCTGTGCGTGCCCAGGGGTATTGATGTACGAAAGGAATTTCGATATCATACGTGTTGGCATCACGAATATCAACAACATGAGCATAAGTATACTGCATGGTGTCAATAATCTGTTCTGAATCCAGGATTTTCTCTCCAGGAATGAACACGACACGGAGACGGGCTGAGTGGAATTTTGTACACACAGGTCGAATGAAAATGCGGATTGCTCCTCTCCAAAATTCGAAAAGTTTGGCGACATATGACATCTGTGTGTTTGTTGTGTAGTGATGTGTGCTATCAGTCGTTAAATCAAAATATGCTGATGAGTTGATGGGGATCGAACCAATAAGTGTGCCTTCCGGGAAAGATTTAGATAGAGCAATATGGCCAACTCCTTCTGTATCTTGGACGTCTTGAACATTTGGTATTAAGTTCGGTCTGTCCAACAGAGCAGCAATTGCCATTTCATCCACTGATCTTCCGCTCAAATCCAAATCGGAGATACCCTGGTCATAATTTTGCGTTGTCTTAGCACCTACAAAGGTTGTATCACAAGTATACAAATCCCTATAGGGCAATTGAACAACACCAACTAGATTTGTGACATCCAGCGGCTTTGACCAACCAAGTAAATCCGAAATTTTGGAAGCAGCACCAAAAGCCCAGCCACCAGCACGTGAAAGACCTCCAATAAAAGATTTGTCATTGTTTGCATTCAAATATTTTGATATAGAACCAAAACTGTTTGAAACAATTTTACTCTTCTTGGCGGCTTCAACAATACCAGCTAGGGCTGCTGATGCTTGCACATGTGCAACTCGTGGTTGAACAGCATATGTCTTGAGATTCTCAACATTGATAAATAAAGACATGTTGATAGCATTGGGTGATATAGCAGAAGCTAGCGCAACAATGGGAATAATATGAATATTTCCAAGAAAAGGACGATCGGAGGGATCCAAAGGAACTTTAGTTGGATACATTGGGATGATGTTTGCTTCACCAACGTAGGGAATACTCAAAGTTGCGCTTGTAGTTTCTGCAATATTGATAATGACGTGTGGGCAACCAGAATAGAATGTTTGTTTACCCTTAATGCCTGAACCGGTAGCAATTCCAACACCAGGTGGTGTGTAAGCCACAAGAAACATGCCCAACATAGTTGGATCTGTGTTCCAGGTGAGTTTGATATTGAAAGTGCCTGTGAAACCCATGAAACCACGCAATTTGTCAAGAGTTGGCATCGAATTGATGATATCGGCAAGAGGCTTGATGTAGTGAGTCTCTTGCTTATAAGCACCAAATCGATGATATCGAGCCAAAATGTCAGTAATGTGTTTCATATCAGAATCAGGCATTGATGGAGCAAATGGAGTGCTGAAGGAATCTTGATTTGAAATATTTCTTTCAGTTGTACCAAATTCAGTGAATCCAGTGACGTCCTGATTTATTTCAAGAATAGATCCAACAAATGCATCTTCATTGACAGCGTCATTAATTTGTGAGTGTGTGTTTGTGTTTGTGTGTGTGTTTGTGTTTGTGTTTGCAGGCTTTATTTACATCCTA